ATAAAGTGGCGAAGAAGGATGCAGAAAAGGCTTGGGAGAAGCTCGGGCCGGACGAAAAAATGCTTAAGGAAATCCTGACAGGTATTACCAAGGCCAGCCTAACGCCTGATTGGCAAAAAGACGGCGGTCGCTTCATCCCTCACCCGGCGACTTGGCTAAATGGCCGGCGCTGGGAAGACGAGGTCGAAACCAACGGAGGCAGTCTTCATGACTTCCCGAGAGAACGATGAGTTTCTGTCATACAACGGTGTGGATCGGGTCGTCCCTTCCGCCGAGTTCCGTGAGCTAAACAAAAGCAAATCGGAGCCGGTCAAGTTTAAGACTGGTTTCCCGGGATTGGATAAATTGATCGATGGAGTGATGCTGGGGGAACTGATTGTCGTGTCAGGGCCGACCAAACATGGCAAAAGCACGCTTTGTCTCACGCTTGCCAGGAATCTTGAAAAAATGGGGCATAAAACGCTTTGGTTCAGCTTTGAGATGCCGGCTGACATCCTACTGTGCCAGCGGTATAAGGATCTACAGACCCATGTGCCTCTTAAGACATTTTCGGGGGACATGAAGTGGATAAAGGACAGGATCATCGAAGGATATATGAAATTCGGGACACGGATCGTTTTCTTGGATCACCTGCATTTCGTCGCTGACATTTTTCGGATGCGAAACCCCAGCCTGGAAATCGGCGTGGTGATGCGATCACTCAAAAGCTTCGCTGTCGAACAGCGGATCGTGATTTTCCTTGTTGCCCACACGGGCAAGCTGGACCGAGAGAACATGCGCCCGCCCAGCGAGCAAGATATCCGGGATTCCTCGTTCATCACGCAAGAGGCAGACGGAACGCTGATGGTACATCGGTTCTTCCTGCCGAAGTCTGGAAACAAGCTCATGATTTCGGATTCACAATCTCAGGTTATTGTCTGCAACCATCGCCGAACCGGCGTGATGGGAAAGAAGTTCGTGGTCGAAAAGAAGGACGAGTACTACCAGGAAGTGGATAGTCGTGATGATGACAACGAGCCTTCCATTCTCAGGGACATCCGAAACGACATGAATAGGCGGGCCGGCCAAGATTGGTCCTATGGAAACGACTGAGCCTGTAAGATCCCATCAGGAAGAGTGGTGGTTGAACCACATTTGGGAACTTTGTAGGAACAATGGAATCCAAAACTGGCTGGAAAAGGCTCGTTATGTATTCGATCTGTCTGAGGGCGATATAGAGTATTTAAGGAAAATTGACCAAGAGAGGACGCTTTGATCGGGGGACTCAAAAATGGGCGCCCGTTCGGCTCAGAACAACAGCTTGTTCGGGCGATCCTGGACTATCTGCAAACGTTTCAGATCCCGCATGCCCACATCCGCAACACGGGCTCCATCCAGCGTCGTAGGGACGGGACCCTCTTTTTCGGCCGCTCTTCACACTCCCAGCGCGGCGTCCCGGACATCCTGGCATGCAAGCGCGGGCGGAGCGTGGCCATTGAGTGCAAGGCCGTAAACGGCAAGCTAAGCGAAGAGCAAACCGAGTGGCTCAAAAGACACAGCATGCACGGTGGCGCCAGCATGGTCCCGAGGACAATCGAAGAATTTATGAGCGCCTGGAGCCAATTGGAACTCAGAGGGTAAATCTGTTAACAAAGGAGCGTCTATGACTTGCTGCGAGGACTGTCACGCTGCATTGCGGGAGATTAAGGAAGTGGTCGAGGACTTAGAAGTAATCAACCCGATTGGCGCATGCTTGGCCGTGAAAAAGCTACTTTCTCGGCATTTTCTCGCCCATGGCGAGGAGCTGTCTGTAGCCGTGGAAGCTGTCCCGCGGGCCTAAAGACCGTTTAAGCGACTGGCGGCGTCTTCAAGGGCCTTGCTCGCCGAGATCAGCGCGCGCGCTCCATCAGGGTTCCCTGTGCGTCTTAAAAGCGATGCCTGGATAACGCAGGCGTGCCTGAGACAGGCCAGAACGCGGCGGATATCCATTTGGTCCAGGAAACCGCGGAGCGTCTCGGCCGTGTCGAAATCGCCCTGGTGCATGCCTCCATCCATCATGCCGGAATTTCCTTCTCGTTGACGAATTCACGGATCTCTTGATCCGAGACAGAGAACCCCTCTTTTGCAGCTCCCGCAACGAACTTCCATTTGAACGCTTTGTAATGCTTGAGGGCTTTTTCTTGGTCCTGGGTTGCATCCAAGAGCACGGCCAAGGCCAATTGGGCCGGCCCTGAGCCTCCATAGCCCCACTCGAAACCGTCCGGAGAATGGTTCCGAAGCTTTTGCGATGGGCGCGCGTCCAGCCAGTAGAATTTGTCTCCCTCCTCGACCCTGACAGAACGCCCCCACTTTTTGCGGTCGGTGTGGTAGGTTTTCATGAGAGCTGGCCGTTAAAGGCGTCCTTTGGATTTTTGTATGGAAATCCAAAGGTCGTGCATTGCCTTTGGGAGAACCCGGATTTTGTTTTCCTGGTAGAGGCCATAAACAATTTGCGCCTGGTCCAGCAGTTCACGGCCCGTCTTATGCATGGGGCAGAACTCCAGTTCATCGAAGCCGTTGGAGCGCTTAATCCTGCAACCACAAGTGACGTTTAAAGCCCTTTCTATTCCATTTTTCATGGTGTCGCCTCTCCTGTCAGCCGGACTTGGGACCGGCCTTGTGGTTTAACGGGGCTTGCGGCCCCGCCCCTCGCCATGGTCCAGATGGCTCGGACTGTTTGTGGGCGTCCTTTAAATCTGCCGGGGTTGGGACCGGCTTCCCGCATTAAACGCCCGACCAGATCGGGTGCCCCCTCTGCGTCAGTTCTTGTCCGTTTTTTGCGGGTCGGGCGGATATCTCCGGTCGAACTCGTTGATCAACCACGTAATGAAGCCAGTCAAGCTCCGGTGCTCCCGCTCAGCCAACGACTTCCATCGTTCCTTTTTATCCTCGGTCAGCCGTAGGCTGAGGCTCTTCATTCGGCGCTGCTTTGTCATTCAAGACCCCCTTAAGTATAACGCAAGTTGCGTTACAAATTCAGGCAAATTTTTTTACCGCGGATTCTCCCTCTCGAATTTTTCGACCAGCCAGACAACCATGCTTATCATGCTTCGCCTTTCTCTTTTGGCCAGTCGCTTAAGCTTTCCGTGTTCCTCCTCGGAGATCCGTAGGTTCAATGTCTTTCGTCTGAGTTCTTTTTTGTCTTTCACTCCCGGTTTGTTCCGCTCGTAGGCGCCTTTTTTTGCGCAGCAGTGAATTTAGCTTATTCTGATCGTCCCGGTGTTCACGTATGCAATAGTCCGCCCCCTTACGTAGGACAGGTTTTAAGCAGAATTTGCATTTCGGTCGGCCCATTGTTTGCCCTCGGTCTGTGTCCTATCCCCTATCGGCTATCCCATAGTTTATCATTTTACTGTCCAAATCACTACTTTGGCGGACCAGACTTCATTCCGTTTTAAGAGGTTTTGATGATGTCCCAGGTCGGTCAAAGCGTCTCCACCCATCTTCGCCGCTTTCCGTTTCATCGCGTTGATGGCACCATCAGGCGAGAATCCCCTGGCGGCCGGCTCGCCTTCCACCATCCCGATGACCTTATACGGCCTTTTGATGTCGGCGGCATCGACTATCTCGATCTCGGAAGCATCGCGTTTCGGCGTGCGCTTAACGCTGTCGTAACGGATCAGGTGCGCTGTCCCGCAGCCGGCCAAGAAACAGGCCATTAAAATAAAGAGAAGACGTTTTTTCATAAGTATTCTCCTGTGCAGCGTTTTGGCATATCCCATATGGGGTATACCATATCCTAGGTTCGTTGACTGCTCATATCCAGGGATTTTTGCGCGCGCTGCTCGGTCGGCCCCGCGCCAGTTACCAGTCCTTGGCCTTAACAAGCAGGTGCTTCGCCTGGGCCAGTAGGGCCTGTTCATCGCTGGCCTTGCCCTTCTCGACGCCATCAACAAGCATCGCTATGAATTCCCGGAGCTCCCGCGCGGCCTTATGCAGCGGGCAGTATTCTAGGACGTAGGCACCCGGAGGGAAATGCGGGATCTCAAGATTGCTCGATAGGTGGCACCCGCAGGGCATGTCCTTGATAACAACGGGCAATTCTCGTTTTTGGTCCATGGCCTTTTCTCCAGTCGGCCGGGGCTTGGGACTCGGCCAGCGCATTAACGGCCCGTTGCCGGGCCGCCCCTCTGCATTACCGGCCTTCTGAAACGTGGATAGATTCGGATGAATGAGCCATGATCGCGCAAAGTAAGGCCCTGGCTTCATCCACCTTGCCGGCGTCCAGGAGGCTTATGGCCTCCGTTGATTTTCTGTAAACGACCCCGTGCCGGTCACGCATGAACGGCGCGGCAGCAATGAGGTCTTCGTCCGCACGTTTTTGCTCGGAGCCTTCCATCGGGTGGAGATCCCGATCCCATGCCGAAGGCAAGGTGGCGACAAGGCGCCGTTTGCCGTTCACCATCGCCCATACCCCGCCGCGGAACTTGAACCAAGGGCCGGGCGTATGAGCCCCGTTGGCGATTCGGAGCGACTTGTCCGTGGCGATGTCTTCCGCGATGTATTGGGCGGTTCGTTCGTCTTCTCCGTCGTCTTGCATCCACCGCTCGATCTTTGGCTTCATGGCTATACCTCCATACGCTCGTTTTATGGGCCGACTTGGGACGGCCCCTGTGCATTACGGCGCCCATGTTGGCGCGCCGCCCTCTGCATCTAGATATTTCCTCCATAGACAAACTCGCCGCAGTCCTCGCAATTCTGCTTCTCTTCATGTTCCCCAAAAAATATGGGAACGGGAACTAACGCTGAGTTTTGTGCATCATGGAAACAACATCCCTGCGCAGGAAACACGTCAAGCATTTTCTTTTGACCGCAAGGAATACAATAGACGGCGCCGTGATAGATGTATCCGTCTAAGCCAGGACCGCCACTTAATGCGTGTTTTAAAAACACCCAGTCAGTGTTTTCGATTTTCATACGCCGTTCCTCCTTTTGTCGTAGGCCCGCATCAGCTCCGTGACCCTGTCCATGAATTCCCGTTTCCAGCGCACGTCTTTGCTGCCCAGCGACGCCCGCACTAGGGTGTTGATGGTGTCTATCTCGATACCCTTATCCAGTTCCCATTCTTGGGAGAGAACCACGCGGTTCCCATCGACAACCAAGGCCACACAGTAGGAGCTCATGGCCGCACCGCCGCCGGCCGCAACACCGGCCGCCCCGTGGGCGTCTTCCATTTCACGAGCTGCCACAACAACCGATGCCCGAACGGTGTCTTTACGAGGTTCGGAAACAGCACATACATTTGATCCGCAATGAACTGAATCATGGTCGTTTCCCTCCATACGCTCGTTTTGGACTGCATGGAATGTAACGTAATTGACGTTACACTTTTGGACAAAAAAACTCCCCTGGGGTGAGCGTATGGAAGTCGGACACGAGTCCGACACCACAAGGCCCCAGGGGAAATTATTGTTGGACCGACCACAAACAAAAAAACCCGTGTCCATAAAGACCTCCGATACGCTCGGGGTCAGTTTAACCCCAGGACCTATTTTTGTCAAGGCTTTTGTTTTTCTCCGACGGAAAATAGTAATTCCCACCATGCGTCATTCACGCATGGAGATAAAAATAAATTCTCTCTCCGTCGATAAACCGCCAATTACCGTCGGAGCGCCGCGACTTGACAAGTGCCTCGTCACGGACTTATGCTTACCCGACTTCGGGCGGTTTTTCATAAGCGCGCGCCGGGCGTCTTGCGCCGTGGGTGCGCGTAACACAAAACAGAGAAAAGACTTTTGACCATATCCGCGGGCACGGATGGGTTGAAAGTCTTTTTCATTTTCTGGGAACAGGTGCAAGCACTTGTACGCAGTTGCAAGCAATTGTTATCAGGTGCTAACGCCCGGCCTCTTGAAGGCGCTCAAAAACCCTTAAAAGCGCTTAAGCCCGTGATGCGGGGAGGGGAGAGGAAGGGGGGGACTATAGGGGGGAAAGAAGTAGGGTGGGGCAGAAGGGGGTCCTTCCTTGGTTTGGAAAGAAGGTCCGTCCCCAGTAGAAAAGAGGGGTGCAGGGGGGAAAGGGAGTGTGTACGCAATTGCAAGCAGATGATAGCAGCAACGATCCGAACGCGGAAGCCAAAGAGGGCCTTGAGGCCCAGACTAAGTCGGCCAAACACTACCGAGAGCCGAATGGGAAGAATACGCCGCCCAGTAAGATTGCCGCAGTGTTGGCCCTCAGTAGCCTGGGCATGAGCCAGAACGCCATTGCGAAAGTCGAGAAGATGTCGCCGCAAACCGTGGCGGTGTTGGTGAAACAGGGGGATCAACATAATCCGGCGTTGGTAGAGAGAATAAAAAAGAGTTTGGCCGCGCATTGGTACGTGACGGCGGAGCGCGGATTGCAGCACATTACCGACGATAAACTTGAAAACAGTTCAGCTGCGCAACTCGCGGTAATTTCGTCGATAGCGACGGAGAAGGCTTTGCTTGCCGACGGTAAAGCCACGGCGCGGATGGAGTTCGTAGGCATGGCAGACCAGGCGTTGCAAGAGGAGATCATGGCCCTAGAGTCACAAGTAGCAGCGATGAAGAAAAACGCAATTACCGTCGATGCGGGTACACAACTGGGTACACAAGACGTTGCATCGTCGTCGGAAGTAGACTCTTGCACGGAAGAGCGGATGGTCGAAAACGTTGCAGAGGCCCCCGGTGAGCCCCCCTCTCCCCCTCCCCCATCAGGATCGATCCATGCCGTATAGGCACCCCGCCCTGAAAGCGATTTTTCTCCGCCTCCCCGCTCTAAAAGTGTTTTTGGGTGTCAGTGTTGCGGAGTGCGTATGAAAGCCTTTTCCCCCGCCCCCCCCGAAATAAAAAGCGTTCCCGAAGACCGCGACGCCGTGATCGAGCGCCAGAAGGCCCAGATCGCGCGTTTGCAGGAAGCGTTGACCGAGATCCAACATCTGGCGCCGCCGCCTCTGGTCCGGGAAACGAAGGCGGATATGCGAGTATGGATTGACGCGATTTACGAAATCGCGGAGAGAGCGCTGTCGTGAATCACCTTTCCCCTTCCGCCTCCCGGCTAGAAAGGCGTTACCATGGATTTTGGAAGATTCTGGGTTTTGATAGTTTTGCTTGGTTCTACCAGAATCAACGCCAAACGCGCGAGGCTGGGCAGAAAGGCGGGTGAAATGGCTGATGAAGGGGATGGCCAGGGCGAAGCCGAAAACGTGCGCGGGCGGCCGGAGACGATGCACTCTGTCCCGACCTCGGGAAAATATCTTGTGGAGGACAACGAGCATGGGATTCGTGTGTTGACGCTCAAGGCCGGCGACCGGATCAAGGCGTTCTACATCGAGAAGCAGAAATAGGCGATGGATGCGGAATGGAATCCAAAGACGAGGACGTTGAATCCATGTCCGCGAATGAGAAAGACGCGGTTATTGCGAAGCAGAAAGACCAGATTTCGCGGATGGTGTGGGCGCTGACGGACATTCGACAGATGTCGATGCCGGTTTTGGTGCGGGAGCAGCGGGTGGAGACGCGGCAATATATCGAGGCGGTGCTGGGAATGGCGGAAAAGGCGCTGCGTGCGTATTTCAGCGAGGACAAATGACTTTAAATCCCTCTCTTGATCTCCACGGATCAGAGAGGGACTGATTGGGGAGGCCGTGTGAGGCAACAGGTCAAGGAAAAGCATGTTCTTGTCGAGGGCGGAAACCCGGCTGGCGGGACGACCGAGGGCGTGGGGATTCGGATTGACTGGCAGAACGGACCCTTGGGGCAGGGGGCGACCCGTAAGGAGCCGAACGGGGCGTTCGTTGAAGGGGTTATCGCCGCGGCGGTGGGGCGGCTGGCGTTTTACCAGACCACGAAGTTCAAGTGCCGGGAAAACGCGCTTGCCATTACGAAACTGGAAGAGGCCCTGCATTGGCTGGACGCGCGGACGCGCAAGCGGGAGGAGGACGGCGTTGAGGGAACACACGAGCTCACGCCGGCCGAAGAGTTTCAGGCGGGGGTTGAGGGGAGATGAGGCTCTTCCATGCCGGGTTCATTTGCGCCTTGTTGTTGGTGGCGGGCTGCGTGAGCCGGGGGGCCTACTTGCAGAAAGAGTCCGAGGTGGTCCTCCTGGGGGAGAAGCTGGGGGATCTGGAACGCCATCTGAAGCTGGTCGAGCTGGAAAACGAAGCCCTTCACAAGGCCGTGGACGAGCTGTCGGCTAGGGTCAAAAAAAAGGCGGGAAAATGACATGACGGCGATGCGAAGCAATTACCCCTCGCTTCTGGGCAAGCGGTTGTCAAGGCAGGCGGCGAAGAAGATGTCCAGAAAAATGTCCCTGAAGCCAAAAGGTGGAAAGTCCAAGCGTTGCCGTTGAGAGCCCGGAAGCGAAACTTGGGCGTCTCAAGAAGCTCCAGGAGCTGGAAGAGGCGCTCCGGGCTCGAAGGCAGGAACTCGAACGGCGGTACAGGAACCACTCGATTCGGTATTACGCGGTCAAGCGGGATACGGCCACGGGCAAGTGGAAGTTCCGCGGGCCGCACAGACAGCAGGATCTTTGTCATCGGGACAAGTCCCTTATCCGCGTGGCCTCTGGCGGAAACAGGTCAGGGAAGTCCACCTTCGGGATCAACGAGGACGTGGCGCATGCCCTCGGCTATCGGCCCTGGCTGCCGGAAACGGACCCGGACCACAAGATCCCCGTCCAGGTCCCGAATAAGGGGCTGATCTGCGGGGAGTCCTTCGGGGAGCAGGTCAAAAAGGTTTTGGTGCCCAAGCTCCTGGGCGACCCCGAGACGGGGACACCGGGAGCGGTGCCCGCGGACGAGGTGGCTTGGACCAAGAAGAACCCGGCGGGCGTGACCAACGAGATTCACCTGAAGAACGGGTCCTCGATCTTTCTTCAGTCGTATGAGCAAGAGGTTGATCTTTTCGAGTCCGCGGACTACGACTGGTTTCATCCCGACGAGCCGCCGCCGCGGCCGATTTGGGTGGCGGTCCAGCGCGGCCTCGCGGACCGCCGGGGGCGGACATGGCTGACCATGACGCCCCTGAAAGAGCCCTGGATCTTCGACGAGATCTACAGCCGCAAAGACACCGGGCTCTACTACTTCGACATCGAGGACAACCTCGATTTTGGGTTGACACGGGAAGGGATCGACCAGTTTTCACGGTCTTTGACAGAGGATGAGAAGGAAGCCCGGCTGCGGGGCCGGTATTTCCACCTGACGGGCCTCGTGTACAAGGCGTACTCGAAGCCACACCGGCTCAAGCGTTTCAAGATTCCAAAGCATTGGGGCCTTTGGTTTCACGTGGATACGCACCCGCGGACGCCGCACCACGCGGTCTGGATCGCGGTTTCGCCGGAGCAGAAGAAATACGTGTGCGGCGAGCTCAAGAACCGGCACCCCAACAATTCCGTGCCGGCCATGATCGAGTCGATCAAGGTCTATGAGAAGACCATGTTCGACCGGCGGCCAGACGAAATCGTGCGGCTAATAGAGCCTGGCGCCCAGGCGCCGGACCCACTCCAGGATGGGCGGTCCATTTGGGACGAGTTCGCGGACAAGGGCCTGCGGTGCAGGCCGGGCTCCAAGCAGCGAGATTCAGGGATTTTGCTCTTTCAAAAGGAGCTGGCGTACGACCCGGACCAGGGGATTTACCCCATGATCTTTTTCTTTGATGACCTGGAGGGCGTTCACTTCGAGATGACCCACTATATCTGGGACGACTGGGCCAAGAAGGCGGGCGAGGGCAAGACCGAGAAGCAGGCGCCCAAGGATAAGAACGATCACTTTATCGAGGGGATTCACCGGATACTTTTGGATGAGCCCTATTGCGCGAACGATTCAGAGGAAGACGAGGATGAGACGGCTGACGCCGGCATTTCAAGCGTCAATCGGATCACGGGATACTGAAATGGACCAAAACACCCAGCACGTTTATCCGGTCAGGGACGAAATCAAGCACACGCTGGGCTCGCCCTGGGAGTGCCGGTGCGAACCGGAAGTTGATTTGGTCAGGAACGATTCAGGCCGCGTGATCGGCCGCGTCGTCATTCATCAAAGACTGAAGGACAATGCCAGACGAACCCGTAGCAGAACAGCAAATCGACCCTAAAGACGCCCGCAATCCGAACCTGGCGGCCAAGTGGGGGGCTGAGGACCGGAAGAAGATCGCCCGGGCGGTCTGTCAGTGGTACCAGGACGACAAGCTTGGCCGCAAGGACTGGGAGAACAAGCGAGACCGTTGGTACAAGCTCTGGCTCATGCATCGTGAGCCCAAGAGCGAGCCATGGCCCGGCTGTTCAAACGTCTGCCTGCCGCTTCTGGCCATTGCCTGCAACCAGATGCACTCGCGGTCATATCAGGCCATGTTCAATCCCCCCCAAGTCGTTAAAACCATGCCCGTGGGCGAGAACGACGTCACCCGCTCCAAGAACGTCGAAGGGTTTATGAATTGGCAGGTCATGTACGACATGCCAGACTTCGAGGAAGAGCACGACAAGCTGTTGCTCAATATTCCCATCTCAGGCACGAATTTCACGAAGTCCTGCTACGACGCGGAGAACGAGCGCCCGTCCGTGGAGTACGTCTCAGGCGTCAACGTGATCCTACCCTACCGGACCCGCAACTTAGAGTCCGCGCGCCGGATCTGCCACGAGCTCTGGCTGCACCATGACGAGCTGGCTATGCGGAATGCCACGAAAAAGGGCTACTACGTTGACTTCGACAAGGTCCCGGAGACCCCAAGCTCGGAACAGACGCGGGCCGATATTGAGAACACCAAAGACGAAATTGAAGGGGAAGCCTATCCCACCACGGAAAAGCCGCGGCTTCTCTTGGAGTGCCATACCTGGTGGAAGAGCAACGGCAAGGACCTTCCCGAGCCCTATGTTTTCTTGGTCGATTTCGAAAGCGAGACGCTGCTGCGGGCGACAAGCCGAGAGGTGAAGACCAGCCGGCACAAGAGGGTCCTTCAGTATTTCACGGACTATCACTTCATCCCCAACCCGGAAGGGTTTTATTCCTTCGGGTTCGGGCATTTCCTTGAGACCTTGAACGAGATGGGAAACACCGCCTTCAACCAAATTTTTGACGCGGGCCGGGTATCGAACCAGCCTTTCGGGTTTTACGGGCGCCGCTCGGGCCTGCGCACGAAAGAGATCAAGCTCTACCCGGGAAAGATGATCGAGGTAGAAGACGCTTCCCAGGTGTTTTTCCCCAGCATGCAGCGCGTGGACTCCGTGCTGTTCCAAGTCCTGGGCCTGATCCAGAGGTACACGGAGTCCTTCACCTCGACTTCGGACTACATGATGGGGCGGGAGGCTAGCGGGGTGAAGACGCCCACGGCCGCGGGAACCCAGGCCATCATCGAGCAGGGCTTGATCGTATTCGGGGTGATGATCAAGCGGATATTCCGGTCTTTGAAAAAGGAACTGAAGCTGCTCTATGAGATCAACGGCCTGTTCTTGCCAGAAGAAAAGCAGTATCGGGTCATGGAAGCTGAGAATAAGATCGCATTTCCCAAGATTAAGCGGGCGGATTTTGAGGGCACCATGGACGTGATCCCATTGGCGGACCCGACATACGCGAGCCGCTTGACCCGCCGGCAGGAGGCCCAGGAAATATACGGCATGATCCTGCAAAATCCGCTCCTCGGCGTGGCGAACCCGCAACTGGTGGTGAAGAACCCAAAGGCCATTTTGGCCGCGACAAGAGAAGTGGTTGAAACCTATGATCGAAAAAATCTTCTGTCCGTCATCCCGGAATTACCGCCGGAGCCCATGTCGCCTATCGCGGAGAACGCCCTTTTCATGCAGGGAGATTCTCACGACCCGATGCCGGGCGAGGATCATATGGGCCATTTTGAGATACACATGGGTTTCACGCGCACGCCGTTTTTTGCCTCGATGCCGCCCGAGTTCAAGAAACTTCTGATGGACCACATCGATAAGACCAAGTCCTTGCTTTATGCGGAGCAGCAGACGCGGCAGGCCCTCGGAGGCGGTTTGCCTCCCGGAGGGATGGGCGCCGGGGCGATGATGCCGCCAAGCCCTGCGCCCGCGCCGATGGGTCCCCAGCCGGGCCAGCTCGGCGCTGGCTCGGCGGGACCGGCCGGTGGGCCAGGCGTTCCCATGATGGCGGGCGCGATTGGCAACGGAGGGATGGCGAATGGCGCCGGAATTTAGCCCTGAAGATCTCAGGCAATGGCAGAAGGACCCGAAGGGTGCGGTCTTTTGGGAGTCGATCAGGGGGATGTTCGCAGATGGGGTCACGAATTTGAGGCGGGCCGCGGCGAAGGGAGACCCCATCGAAAGTGCCCGTTACGCTTCGCATGCGGAGACTTTGGAGGAGGTCTTGAACTTGCCGGACCTCATTATCCAGCAACACGCGCGAGAGCGCGCTGAGACGAAGGGGGAAGCGAAATGATCAAACCGCTTGGACAGCGAATCGTGGTCAAGCGCCTGTCAGAGACAGAGCACAATGGCATCCTGATCCCGCACCAGGCTCAGAAAACGAGCTTGGTCGGGAAGGTCGTTCATAAAGGACCGGATGCTGAATGGGTGGAGGTCGGGGATATCGTTCACTTCGCCCGTTTCTCGGGGTGCGAAGTGAAGCCGGACACGAAATACGTGGGACCCGACTATGAAGATTGCCTCTATATGAACTGCGAGGATCTCTTGGGAATCATTGAGCTTCCATCTCTGATCGAGATCCCACACATGGAGGTGGCGGGACATGCCTCCTGAAACCGAAACGCTGAAGCCGCCGGCGGCGGCGCCCGAGAAGAACGGCGAGGAGAAGCGCGAGACCGAGGAAACGGAAGGCCAGGAACCTCACAAGCCAGCCGAAGAGGAACACCTTGAGACCGTCCGGCGAAATCAAGAAAACATCTCGCCGGAAAACCCGCGATTTAAAGAAGTCTATGGGAAGATGAAAACCTACGAGGCCGCTCTCTCCGAGCGCGAAAAAGATATCGAGGTCATCCGGGCGCACAATGCCCGCTTGGCGGCCCGGCTGGACGAGATCGAAAAGAACAAGGCGGATCGCAAAGCGGACCCTCCGCCGGACCCGACGGTAGACCCTGAAGGCTATAAGAAATGGCACGAATACGAGCTGGCCAGGAAGGACAAAGAATATCGGGACAGCTTGGCCGCGCAGCGTGTCCAGACCATGATCGAAATCGAGCAGGGCCTTCACGAGGACTATGCCCAGGTCATTACGGCAGTTGAACGGGAAATGGAACGGGACCCCAAGCTAAAGAAAGAGATATGGGAGAGCCCGAACCCGGCTCGCGCCGCGTACAAATACGGGAGAAAAAAGATGGATGAGCGCCAGAACGCCGTAAAAGAAGAAACGGAAAGGCAGGAGCGCTTGGAGCAGACGAAGGTGGAAAGGGCCAATGCTCCGGCGGCTCCCAAGGAAGAGGCGACCGTGACGGACGGGGAGAAGCGGGTCATTCGAAACCTGTTCCCGGATCTACCCTACAAGGAAGCGGAAAAGAAATACCTGACGCAAAAGAAAGCGATGGGGAGGTAGGCCGTGGCGAATTGGATAAAGTCCGTCAAAGAAGAGAACGAGCGGTTGAAGGCGGAGAATGAGGCTCTTAAAGCCCAGATGAATAGTCCGACGCCGGCCGCGGCAGTGCCGGGAAGGGCGGCGCTCGGTGATCGGCCTCCGACAAAACCGTGGAACAGGAAGGATTTGACTCACAGGTCTTTCAGGCGGGACTATTTCAACATCAACAAAAAGGCGGAATGGCAGGAGCGGTTCGTCACGGCCGAGAACGTGGAAACGCTTTTGACACGCGGCTATGAGGTCGCTCCCGCGGCAGAATACAAGCTGGTGGACAAAGTGATCGATGACGGGAAACCGTTGGCGAGCCATATCACACGGCGCGGCATGGTACTGATGAGAAAACGCCGAGAGGATTATGAGGATGATCAGCGCCTGAAAGAGGAGCTCTTAAAGCAGAAACGCAAGAGCTACAAGCAGCAGGTCAGAGAAGAAGCTAAAAAAGTCCAGGCTGAAATGGGCGGCGATCATCGGGTTATCATCGACGACGATGAAGAAGAAAAATAATTTTCAGGGGAAACCCTGCCTTCACCCTTGGGGTGCCTTCACAAAGTCTCTTTTAGGGACAGCGTGCGAATGACCAAAAACAATGACGAAAACAATAAAAAGTCATCTCTAAGGAGGCATTTCAATGGCTAACGTTGACAACCCCAGGGGATTGAGACCCTACGGCGCGCCCGGCGGAGGCGTTCCCCGCTTGACGAAGTATCTGGCTGGGACGACCACGAGCATTTGCCGGGGAGACATCGTGGCCCGGGCCACGAATGGCCGGGTTCACAGGATCGCCACCACCACGGGTTCGGCCCGGATCGTTGGCGTGGCGGCCAACTACGTGAACGCGACTTCCGGCACCGGCGCGACAACGGCACAGGACGTTTGGGTTTATGACGACCCAAACCAGTTGTTTGAAATTCAAGACGACGGAGCAGCGGCAACCCCGGCCAGGTCGGACTTGGGCGCCACTTTTGCCTTGATCGTCGGCGCTGGGAACACGACCACGGGACAGAGCATCTTTGAAATCGACGCCTCGGCCTCGGGCACGGCTTCCACCGATCCGATCCTGGCCATTGACTTCAAAGTCGGCCCGACCTTCGAGGTCGGGAAAAATGCCACGTGGATTGTGAGGCTGAACCGGCATCTGTATCGTTCCGCCAGCGCTGGCATCTAACGTCATGAAAAAAGGGCTTTTGGTTTTCTGCGTCAACCACAACCACGATTTTATGCCCACGAATTTCCTGTGGACATATCTTCGGATGATGAAACCAAATGGCTCTCTGGCTGTGCAAGGGTCTTCGTCCATCAAGGCGTCCTCCATCAACGACAGCATTTACCAGGCGTTCGAGCTTGGCGCAGAGTGGATGTTCTTGATGGACGTTGATCAGACTTTTCCTCCGAACACAATACCGCGGCTGTTGGAGTCGGCGGAAAAGTATGACGCAAAGATCTTGTCTGTGCTGTACCACATCGGCAGGGTGCCGTACGCGCCGGTTTCCGGGTGGGTCAAGGAATACGAAGTTAAGGGCGAAAAGGGCTACGCCTACGTGAACAAAAACGGCCAGGCGTGGAAGTCGGAATATGTCCCGTTGGGCCAGGGCGTTGTGGAAGTTGACTGGGCCGGCTCCGGTGGCATGTTGATCCACCGGAGCGTGGTGGAAGCCATCGGTTGGCCTCCCTTCTTGGATGTATGGGAAAAGGGGCGGGGCGCCAGAACCCTTGGCCACGACGTTAATTTCTGTCTCAGAGCCAAGGAAAAGGGCTTCAAGACGTATGTGGATACGACCCTTGAATCGGATCACGGCAAGTTCACCTATGTCAATCGCTTGTGGGCTGAGGGTTTTACCGAGTCCGGCATGTTGGAAAAGATGGGCGGGCTTTTGCTACGGCACACTCAGGAGGCGGGATACTGGGACACGATCTGGCAGACGGAGAATTTGAAGAACAAGTCGAGAGACGGGATTTACCAGGACACATTCAAAGACATCCTGGAGGCCGTCCCGGACGGCGCTCTTGTTGCGGATCTGGGCTGCGGGCCGGGGGCCTTGATGGAATTTCTCAAGGACAAGAAGAAGTGCACATGCGTAGGCTATGACTTTTCCGAGAAGGCCGTGGAGATCGCCAAGTCGAAAGGATTTGAGGCCCACCAGGCAGACTTTCGGGCCTTTCAGCCGAATGGGGACAGCAGACGTTACGACGCCGTGATCTCAACTCATACGATTGAGCACATCGAAGATGACAAAAAGTTTTTGGCGGCGGCAAAAGAACTGTGCAAGCCGGGCGGGAAGCTGATCGTGGCCACGCCCTGGCGGGAAGAGATCCAAGGGCACTTTGAGCATTGTCATGCTTACTCCGAATCTGAACTTGCAGCTTTGTTGGAGAAGGATTTCAAGAACGTAGAAGTCAAAAAGAACAACCGCGATTTCATCGTCGTCGGCTCCGCCGACTGACGGAAATCGCGTCTGCTTTCACTCCCCTCTGAGGGAGTGCCTTTCACTTCACTCCTACCTGGGAGTGCCTCCGCGGGACCAGCCGCGCTCAGCAGTATCCACAAAACATAGGCCGACAACGGCACTACAGGAGGATTGCGTATGGTTGCAATACGTGCGAACTTCGGGGATCTTCTGGCGCCTGGTTTCCGGGAGATCTTCTTCAATAGGTTCAATCTGAATCCAGACGAGTACACCAAGATCTTCAACGTGGTGAACTCCAGTCGTCAGTATGAGGACGATTCGAGCATTTCCGGGTTCGGAACGGTTCCTGAAAAATCAGAGGGAGGCGGGATCACCTACGACGATCCTATTCAGGGATACGACAAGAGGTACACCCACACGACCTATGGCCTTGGGTTCCGGGTCACGCGGGAAATGTGGGAGGACGACCTCTATGGGAAGATGAAGAAAATGGCCAAGGCCCTGGGGCGTTCGATGCGCTACACCATCGAGCAGGACGCGGCCAACGTGTACAACCGGGCCTTCAACTCCAGCTACACCGGGGGCGACGGCAAGGAATTGTGCGCGACCGATCACCCGCTGACGGGCGGCGGAACCGAACAGAATGAACTCACGACCGCGGCCGACTTCAGCGATACGAGCTTTGAACAAGCTCTTATCGACATCGCTGCGACGACGGACGACCGTGGGTTGATCGTGGCCCTGATGCCGAAGCTTCTGGTGGGATCGCCCAGCTCGGACTGGACCTTTGCCAAGATCCTTAAGTCCTCGCAGTCCCCCCTCGACGCCAACAACGCCATCAATCCGGCGAAGGGGCGCCTTGAATACACGATCAACCACTACTTCACGGACACCGACGCTTGGTTCATCCTCTGCGACGACCACGAGGTGAACTATTTCTTCCGCCGGCGCCCGGACTTTGAACAAGGATCTGACTTCGATACAGAAGACGCCAAGTTCAAAGGGACCTATCGGTCCAGCAATGGTTGGAGCGAGTGGCGGGGCGTGTACGGCTCGCCTGGAGCTTAAGATCAGGCGACTGATCTTAAAGGCTGTCGGCAACACATATCGGGTAAGGGGCCGTGCGATTCGGCCCGGCACCGCAGATCGCTGCGGTTGTCCCTAAAAAAGGAGAAATCAAATGGGCGTGACAAACTTCCCTGGCGGTATCACTTCGTTCGGCGTTCCCCTTATCGGGAGCGGGTATTCGGTTCCGGCCACGACAGGTACGTACTGGTTCGTGGATTCGACCACGGGCAGCAACGGCAACTCGGGACGGGACAAGGACCATCCGTACGCGGACCTGGCCACGGCCGTCAGCAGCAGCACCGCAAGCAAGGGTGATGTGATCCTGCTGATGCCGGGCCACTCCGAGACGGTGACGACCACCATCACCCCGAAGGCCGGTTCCTACATCATCGGGCTCGGCCACGGACGTAACCGCGCGGTGCTGACGGCCGGAACAGGGGCCATCGACACATTCACAATCAGCGCGGCCAACGTGACGTTGCAGAACTTCGTGATCGTCGGCGCGGCTTCCGGCGTGACGGCGCTGGTCGAATGTAGCTCCAATGACCTGCGCTTGAGCGGCATGGAACTCCAAGGCGCTGCGGCTCCGACCACGCTGATTACGTTCTCGAACGCTTCCGCGACTCGTCCGCTGATTGAGAACTGCATCATCCGAGCGGCGGCGGGGACGGCCATCATCATCGCTCCCGAGGTCACGGGAACCTGCTGTGAGGATATGCGGATCATCAATACCTATATCCATGGTTCCAGCGTGCGCGACATCGACACGGCCGTTATCCAGTCCTCCAAAAAGAACTGCACCGGCCTGCTCATCAACGGTCTGTATGTAGTCGGCATCGTTGGCGGTGACAACGTGGCGGGAGCGTTTGACTTCAACTCCTCCACGGGCTTGGTCGACGGCATGTTGGTGAACGTCCACATCGGGTTCGATGCGGCGGTGACTGGCGGTGAAGTCTTGGACGCGGGGGGCATGTTGACTTCTCAGTGTTTCTTCACCGACGTGGTTTCGGCCACGGGTGCCAGGTTCCCGGCCACGACCGCCAGCTAATCGCCGTGAGCGGTCGCGTGAAGATCGCCGTTGCCGTCCCTTGGTCCAGCCCGTTTATTTGGACGCGGTTTACAGAAGCCGCGTTCCAGGTGCGGGCACCCGCTGGAACCGAAGTCCGGTGGGTATTGGGAAAGGGATGGTGTCCGGCGCGTCGTCACACGGATGCCGTTGAGAAGGCATTGCATTGGGGGGCCGACCTGGTTTGCATCTTCGGTGCAGACCAGGTCGCGCCGCCCGACCTTTTGGAGCGGCTGCATGCCCGCATTTGCGAAGGCTACCCGGTGATAAGCGCCCTCGTCCCGTCCAGGGGCTATTTTGAGCATAACGTAGGAACTAAACCGTTCCAGCCGTTGGCCTGGCGGTGGAAGTCCGTCCAGCTTGATGAGAGCGGGAAGATTGTCAAGCGGGAATACAGGAACCAGGACCTTGATTCCGACATGATCGAGGTGGTGAAGGCCGATGGCTCCGTGCAGCCCATCCATATCATCGGGTCAGGCTGCATCATGTTTCACCGGGACCATATCCTGGCGATGAAGCGCCCTTGGTTCCAGGAGTCGGCTGACCCCGTGACCTACAAGCGGGCCGCGACCATGGACACGCGCTTTGCCTGGCGGCTCATAGCCGAGGTCGGGGCCACGATCTGGTGCGATACGGGCATCAAGATCGGGCACCTGACGGACATGATGATCGACGAGACGTTCCAGGATCGGTTTGACGATTTTATGGACCCGACAAAACCCACGTCGGAGCCGGGAATCGTTGAGCGAAAGGCGGCGGCGAAATAGACGCGGCCGTATTCGACAAGTGGCGCGTGGAGTATCCGACCGCGACGAGCGCGGGTCTCGCAGCCGTCTACGACGATGCGTTTAGGAAGAACCCCGAGAAGGCGTCGTTTTCCGGGCGGGCCGTGCGCGTGTTCCTGAACCAAGCGGGCGGCTCTCCGGTGGTGGCGGAGGTCGGAGGTCGGAACGGGGCCTTGGCGAAGGTGGCGCTTGAGTCCACGCCGTCGATCAAGCGATGGATCAATTACGAGATCAGCGAGGCATCCGTGCTCGGCGGCGTGACGAAAGACCCACGCTACGAGGCCCGCTTTTTAACCGATTTCCGCTGGTGGAGATCGAACAAGATGGAGGGCGACATCCTGATCATGAGCCATGTAATCGAGCATTTGACCGACGAGGATTTTAAGGACTTGGCGGTCCATATTCCGGCGAACATCAAGGGGGTCCATGTGCAGGCCCCCATCCCCATGCGCGGCCCGACCAATTGGAAGGGTTTTAACGGGGCGCACATCCTGGCCCTTGGATGGGTGGAGGTTGACCAGGTGTTTACCGCACACAGCTTCAGACCGATCCCGGCCTATGACGGGGCGAGTTGGATGCGCCGATGAAGTTGGCCTGCGTGGTTCCGTGGATGTCCCCCTTCCTGTGGGCGAAGCCGGTGCCGGCCTTCCTGAACCTTCGATATCCACCTGAAGTGGATTATCGGTGGTTTATGCCATCGGGGTGGTGCTCGGCCCGGCGAAAGACGGCGGGCGTGGAGCAAGCACTGGAGTGGGGAGCGGATTACATCTGGTTTGTAGACGCCGACCAGCTTGTGGAGCCGGACACATTGGAGCGCCTGTGGGGCCACGTCAAGGTCGGGCGATGCCCTGTGGGAGCGCTCCAGCCGGCGCGGGGGTATTTCCCTCAGTTCAAGGGGTCCAAGCCATTTCAGCCGCTGTGTTGGGACGCAGCCGGGGAGCCCTTCACGCCAACCGTGGTGGGGCGAGTGATTTATGGCCCGCTGAACTGTTTTTTGATTCAGGCCGCCATTTTCCAGACGTTGAGGCGCCCGTGGTTCAGCGAACGGTTCAATGTGACGACTATGGCGAGACTTTCATCATTGGATCAGCATTTCACCAAGAAATTGTGGGACGCCGGGACCCCGCTGTGGATTGACCCGACGATTCGGCCCAGGCACATGGATGCGGTTCCTCTGGATTGGTCTTTTCAGGACAGGTTCGACGATCTGATGGAAACAGATGATGCAAAAGTCGGATAGGTTCAAGGCGATTGTGATCGGCCTTGGGGAAACCGGGGGACCGCTTTACGGGGTCCTCGTAAGCGCTTATCCCGGCCAGATCTTTGGATACGACATACGCCGAGGCCAAGAGCTGTTGAAGAACCTTGCCAATGCTTACGAGTTCCTGAATATCTGTCTGCCTTACGGCCCCGGCTTTTTGCGGGCGGTGAGGAACTATCAAGAACGGCTGAAACCAAAACTGACCATCGTTCATTCAACGGTTCCCGTCGGCACGACGGCGAAACTCAAGGCCGCCGTGCATAGCCCGATACTCGGCCGCCATAAGCGCATGGCCGAAGAGCTCAAAGAATACGTGAAGTGGGTGGGCGGCAGTAAAGCCAACGAAGCGGCCCTGTTTTTGAGTGGGGCGGGGATGCGGTGCAGAGCGGTGACGACAAGCGAAGAAACGGAGCTTTTGAAATTAACTTGCTTGGCCAAGTATGGTCTTTCGCTGGCTTTCACGGATTTTCAGGAACGGCTGTGCGCCAGATACAAAGTCCCCTTCCGCCATGTGATCGAGTGGGACAAGAACTACAACGAGCATGTGGCTCACGCATACAGGCGGCCTATTTTAATTCCACCCAAGGACGGCAAGATCGGAGGACATTGCGTTGTCCCCGGCTCTCGCATTTTAAACAGCCAGTTCCCGAACCCCATGCTCAAGGAAATACTGCGTCATGGGTAGGCCAGGCGAATTTCGGTTGATTTCGGAGGGTCGGTCCATGGCTTGGGAGCCATGCAATATCTATCCGACGGCCAAGATCGGGGTAAACGTGAACATAGGGGTCTTTTCCGAGATCGGCAATAAGGTATTGATCGGGAACAATGTGCGGATCGGAGCCATGTGTTTCATCCCGGAAGGCGTGACTTTGGAAGACGACGCTTGGGTCGGGCCGCGCGTGACATTCACCAATGACCTTTATCCGCCATCGAGCCGAAAGAACTGGAAGCGGACAGTGGTGAAAAAGGGGGCGCGCTTGGGGGCCGCCGTGACGGTTTTGCCGGGGGTCACGATCTATGAGAACGCTTTGGTGGGCGCCGGTTCCGTCGTGACCCATGATGTTCCGGCCAGCGAAACGTGGGCCGGCGTCCCAGCGCGGAAGATTCAACACAAGGAGACGAAAAATGTCCAGCCGTTATCAGTACCCGCAATTTAACGAAGTCGGCGAGGTGACGAACAGTTCCGCCTCCCTGGAACTGGTGGCAAGCCCCGGCTCGGCGCTTTATCTGAATGTTGAGAGGGTAGCGATTTCCGTTTATAGAGCCGCTGTCGGCGGAGGCGGGATCGCGCGGCTACAGGACACGAGCGGGAATACGATTTACACCGTAAACGCGGATGGCGTAAAGGACGTGTCTTTGGATTTGGGCGACGAGGGCTTCCAAATAGGACCGAACGTCGGGATTCAGCTTGTCGTCGGGGGAGCTCAGGGAGAGCAAGCCTCTGTCTCTTGCGCGATTTCCGGTCATTTGACGTTTAGGATCGCATAGGAGGAGATATGAAACTCAAGCTGAGCCATTTTAGAAAGACCGTTACGACTGCCGGGACCCGGGAGCAACTGACGACTTCGGAAGTCAAATCCCCATCGGTTTCCATTCAAGCCCTGCGGGCCAATACGAATACGGTTTTCATCGGGAACAACCAAGTGAGCTCAACGACGCACTTCGTCTCTTTGGCGGCCGGTGGGACAACCGTTCTGAGTGCGGAGGCGTTCGGGTTGGCCGGCGCCCAAATCGATTTAAGCCAGATTTGGTTGGACGTTGGCGTCAACGGCGAAGGAGTCGTGGTCGGTTACTTGGATAGACAGGATAGCGACTGATGCCATACAGCCGAAAATACATCCCTGGGGATAGGTTGGTCGATTGCGACGTGTGCGGGTTCACGTACCGTCGAAGCCAGATGCGACGCGGCGTCACGGGCAAGCAAAAAGGCTTGATTGTTTGTCCAGACGATTTTGACTCCATTCATCCGAATGAGGGAAGCGTCCCAAACAAAGTCGAAGGCAAGTTGGTGGAGATTAAATAGTGGCTGTCATCACAAACATCACAGCCAGCAATTTGGTCAACGAAGCCTTTGACGAGTGCGGGATCGACAGCGCCACATCCACCCAGAAGACACGCGCAGAGGATTACTTTTTGCAGTTCATCCTCAACGACATCATGAACACGGCGTTTAAGGACGGCAATACGCGCTTAAAAACGTTGCAGGAAACGCTTTTGGACGCCAGCGTGGAAGGCCAAAGGACGCTTGATTTGGCCGAAGACATGGACGAGGAAATCCTGGTGGAGGTGTTGGATGGGAGCCGCCGCAATACCGCGCAGACCGGAAATTCGACAACAATTACCCTTGTCTCTTCGGATTCAGGCACGGCCTCGAACACTGAAGGACGCTGGATTTTCCTGACAGGAGGCACGGGCGCCGATCAGATCAGACAGGTAACGGATTACAATGCCACAACCAAGGTGGCCACGGTGGATTCTGCCTGGAGTACCACACCGACTTCCAGCACGACCTACCTCGTGGTGGATAACGTGTATCCCTTGGACGAGGTAAACATTTCGGAAATCGAGTCTTCGGCCACCAAAAGCACGGGCCGGCCTACATGCTTTGCCAAATACAACCGCCAAATCATTTTCGATAGAGCTTTTGATCGGTCAACTTACGGGATTCGGCTGCGCTATTACATGAACGTCCATGAACTGGACCGAACAGAAGGATCGACGTCTCGTTATACGCGGGTTCTCCAGAACTGGCAGTCGGTCCTGGTTACAGGCGTTGCCTGGAAGATCTTGGAGGATATCGATGACAACCGGCAAATCTCCAAGATCCAGGAATATGAAACCAAGAAACAGGGCCTGCTTGTGAAGGAGATCCCCTATGGCGGGGAATTTGCGGGGTTCGCAGTCTAATGGGATATATCGGCCAATCCTACTTGACGCCATTTGACAATTCGGCCCTTAACGGCAACAAAAATATCGACAAGATCCCCGCAAATAGTTTCGTCCTGGCTCGTAACGTCAGCTTGCACGAAGGGGGCGTTGGCACGCGCGGAGGAACGGCTAAGGATAATAGCACCGCGGTATCTGGCGCCCCGCGGATCATGGGTCTTTACCA